TTCGAATAACACTAATCAAATGAATGATTTTAAACAAAGCGTTAAATCTAAAATAGAAGAAATACAAAGAAATATACCTAAATTGCAACAGTATTTAAACTCCATCTTACCTAAAATAAATAAGTCTCAGAGTTTGAGTAGCAAGATTAGTGAACAAAATGAGAAAATTGTTTCCTTGAATCTTGAGTTAAATAAACTTCGCACTGACTTACAGATATCAAATGCAATAAACACAAGGTTGGAAGGTCAAGAACGTGAATCAGAAAACACGATTAAATTTTTAAATGAACAAATATCAAATTTAAAAGCTGAAAACGATGCATTAAAACAACAAAAACAAAACATAGATACTCAAATAAATAGCCTTAAGGAAAAAATAAATGGTATTCTTTCAGATATCCAAAGTAGTGGCCAGGCCAATCAGAATGAAATGGCTGAAATAAATCAGCTAATACAAACTATTTCCGAATCTGTAAATCAAATTGTTTCTAATATACCAAATCCACAACCTAATACAGAAGGTATGGACGGTGGAAGAAAACGTGTGTCAAAAAAGATGAAGAGCAAGAGGAGAAAATCCAACAAGAAAAAATCTATGAAAAAGACAAGAAAATCTTATAAAAAGAAGGGTGGGTGGAGTTACAGTAAAAAGAGTCGCAGAAGTCTCCGCGGAGGAATCGTATTACTTTAACCACTCTTTATGTAATTTAATCCAGGAAGTCTATTGCACGATATTGGCCATTTTCCATGAGTCTCGCGATAAAACAGGGAAGAGGGTTGTTTCCTCAACTGAATAATATGTAAACGCTGTTTATATATTTTTTTCCAAGTTCTCTGAACAATCCTTATCCAAAAGGTTTTCAATATTGCAACGCATTCCCCTCCAGGCAAATAAACGCAGTGAGCTATTTGCGGTTGTATATAATCTTGTTTTTCAATAATAGTGTGATAGTTTCTAACTGAGTGATGAGGTTGTTTACGAAACCACTGAGATGATGCAAACATAATATATCGTATTCTGTGTATTTTTACTGCATAATATATTTCAGGTAAGTCTTCATCATCGTCTTCAAACTCTACATCATTGTATATTTCTTCCAAATTGCAGACCATAGGAGGAAATTCATCAAACCGTTGATTTACCAAATAATGAGATAAAACTTCTTCAGATTGAGTGGACCCATGCATGGATTCATGGTATAGTTCACATATAACAAGGCTGAACTTTGAGACATTCATAGTACATTAAGGCATTTTACAACTTATTTGCAAAACTATTTATTGAATCAATTTTTTTACGCGTATATAGTATATAATGAAATTGCCCAGAATCGTTTCCAAATTAATAACGAATAAATACGTGCTTTATGTTGTTGTCTTTATTTGTTTGCTTCACATCTTTGGATACATCATGATGGGAAATATGACGGCTATTATATTGTTTGTTTTAGTGGGCCTTATTACCGCCAACTTTAGTAAAAACATGGTTCTTGTTTTAGCAGTTCCTTTGGTTGTCACATCTTCTTATGTTGGAGGAATGTTTATCAAAGAAGGTTTAGAAAACATGAGCAAGGATAAGAAAGACTCTGATGTAAAGGCTGCTTCCACTGGTGTAACCGATAAGTCAACCGATGTGCCTGCTGACACCGACATTGAAAAAGCAAAACAACAACTTGATGCCAAAGAAAAGAAACCTATTGTTACAGGTGAACCAGTTGGTAACAATGCAAAAATGAAACCCCAAAAAAATGAGAAAAAGGAATCTTATGTGGATCATGCCGCAACACTAAACGAAGGATATGAAAGTTTGAGTAAGATGTTAGACGGAAGCGCAATTCAAAATTTATCAAATGACACAAAAAAGTTAGCTGATCATCAAAAAAATTTATGGGAAGCCATGAACAACATGGGTCCCATATTTGAAAATGCTAAAAATATGTTAGATTCCATAGACATGGAAAAGTTAGGCTCAATGAGTAAATTAGCACAATCATTAGGAGTTCAAAAAGCGTAAATATAAATTTTTATAGACATATAATATAGGTTTATAACAATGAAGAAGTGTCCACCTGGCATCATATGCATAGAAAACGTAACCATGTTTTTTTTATTTATTACAGTTCTTATTGTCGGGTATCTTATGTATGCTAATATCTTCAGACAACACAAAGTGGTAGAAAGACCCATAAATATGATTGTTGAACAACAATCCAGTTGGCCTTATTTTGCCGGTGTAAATGGATGGTTTGACACTGGTGGAACGGCTCAAATTGGAAACCAGATTCGCCCCGATGTTTTATTAAATCCATATACTCCTCCATTTAGAGATGAGAGATATATGACCCCCAACATAGTTAGTGGCCGTATTCCAATCAATGTTTCTACAAACGTCGGGGCAGTGGATACCAATTATCGCCAAGTTGGAATCTTGACACCGTTGAATGGATCATCCAAAGGAAAAATATTACCACTTATGGGGCGTCCATTGTTTACAAATCGCAATAAATGGCAGTATTATACTATGAGTGATCAAAATAATAGTATAAAATTACCCATCTCTCGTGGAGGAAGAAGCTGTACAAATGAATATGGTACAGATGAGCTTTTTAACTCTGATAGTGTTTATGTAGAAGGCTACAATGATGCATATAAAATTACGGTTTATGATAATGACACGATTCGGTATTTGCCTTATTTGTAATTTCTCTCTTTAGTAAATTTTATAAATATATTCGTATACAGTTTGTTGGTATTTTATTTCTATATTTATATTATGAGCGTGATAAATATAGAATACACAACTAATGTTCTTGCATGCAAAGAAAAATGTTCTTATGGTTTTAATTATCAGAATAGTACATGCGTTGCAATAAACAATGGAAATTATATTGGGATATCTTACGACAAAGGTGTTAGCCCTCCTGTTTTATACAATAGCAATAAATATGAGGTGTCGTCTATCTATATTTATAGTCCATCTATACATAATTTTGAGGGTTCACTTGTGGCCGGAGAAATTGTTATTGAACACACTCCCATATCAGGCGGTCAATATTTAAATGTTTCAATACCGATAACAGAATACGGGGTTTTTTGTGACTCATTAAATCAAATTATAGCAGATGTTGCAAAATATGCTCCTGCGCAAAGCGAATCAACCACCATACAATTGAAAGAGTTTACATTAAATAAAATTGTACCGAATAAACCATTTTTAACTTATTCCGATGATAATATCATTTGGATTGTATATGGAAAATCCAACGCGGTTAGCTTATCTACCGAATCTTTAAAATCACTGTCCACTATTATAGAACCATACGATCCATTGACTTCAGACCAGCAACCAATATTGTATTATAATTCTACTGGACCTTCTTTAGCAGATGGCTCAAGTGAAATTTATATTGATTGTCAACCAGTATCTTCATCGGAAGAAACAGTTGATATAACAAACAAAAAAACCGATTCAACTGCGTTTAATTGGGGTAGTATATCCAGTAATTCAGTTGGGAGCCAAGTGTTATTTTCTATTTTTATTATTTTATTGGCTATTGTGTTTTTAGCACTTATGTATTATGGAATCAAATATGGAACAAATTTTTTTTCAAATAAAGCTTCTTCTTCGGTCTCTCCGACGCAAAGTTAATAAATTATAGTTTGATAAATATAATTTATGCAACGGGTTAAATATGTAAATTTAGTTACTGGATGAAGATGTAGTTTGAGTTTCACTTGTATTTGTATTTGTATTCGTATTTGTATTCGTATTTGTATTTGTATTCGTATTTGTATTTGTATTTGTATTTGTATTCTTATCATTTGTATTTGTATTTTCTGTGCGCTTAGGAAAATACTGAGCTAAGTAATAAACCAATATAATTTCTGTTACTACGACGCCCGCTCCACTAAGAGCTCCGTGAATAAACGTTGAAAACAATGCATACTTACTCACTGGCTTTATTTGAGGATGATTCTTAGTGTTAGGATTGTCATTATTTTTTGGTGATTCTTCCGGTTTTTTATCTGGCAATTGTGTCTGGTTTTTATCTGGATAAAGAAGATTTAATAACATTACTTTTTCTGCAGTGGTTGACTCTCCTGCTGGAATCCCTGTAATACCAATATTCTGCTGATCACCTCCGACGTCAAGATTATGTATAGCCTCAACTAAATCTTGATTTCCTCCTTTCATATTGATAACAAGTATATCTTCATTGAACAATCTTTGTTTTAAAACATAGATTAATGGCAAGGATCCTATTAAAGCAGCCGCTGCCAATTTTAAATAATGCTTTGCATCGCTACTCTTTATATCTCTATCCTCCATAAGTATTCTAACTATATATATTTAAGAAAAATATAATTCACAAAATTATAAAGAAGATGCATTATGCAAATCATCCAAAACAGGTTTATAATTAGAAGGAGAGTCGGGAATAATACTCTTGTGTGACACAGTCATTTTATTCACCATTTCTTGCTCAAGTGTATATGGAAAATGATTCATTGCTTGCATTTGGCTTTCTTTTTTCTCTTCCGTTGGAACATACATAGATAATGCAGTTGATCCGGTTTGGTTGGATGAACGACGAATTAAATCGTGTGCAACAAATAATCCTAAAACAGCTAAAATAGGATTTGTATATGCAAATAAAGATAAAGCTGCTATCACAATTAATACTTTGCCTAAAGTTGTATCTACTGCATCGGCGATTGGTCCGGGGATTCTAAGACCCAATACTAAATACACTATAAAAAGTAGACCTACCATTATTTGGGAAGAATGTTCTCTCTTCATTGTAGTTTTGAATAGATTCATATATCATAATAAAATATTTTATTCTTTTGTAAATAAAATATTGAACTGTATTTTTGTCTTGATGTAGTCTATTACAAAATAATGGAAAATACTAAACTTATTCCAAATACGTATCTGGGTCAAAAGGGATATACCATTTATAAGAAACATCTTAGTTCAGAGAAAATAGATTTTATTAAAAATGAACTTACGATTCGTCCTCATGTGCACGGATCCCCGATAAAAGGAGGCGGAGATTCTGTTGGATTTCCGGCCTATCGCGAGTCTACTTCAAAAATATATGTTCCTCGGTATTTTGGAGAGCATCATTTTGGAAAACCAAGTGAAATTAAAATACCAGAAGGAACTGGTATTGATTTGTCATTTCATGGCAAACTGAGAGAAAACCAGGGTATAGTAGTAGACACTTATTTGAACCACGTTCTTAATCTACCTTATGGAGGCGGAGGTCTCTTGGATCTACCGTGTGCTTATGGAAAAACTACATTGTCGCTTTATATTATAGCGCAATTGAAGAAGAAGGCGCTTGTTTTGGTTCACAAAGAGTTCTTGTTAAATCAATGGATTGAAAGAATTCATCAGTTTCTTCCTCATGCAAGAGTGGGTAAAATTCAAGGTCCAATTATTGATATTGAAAATAAAGATATTGTCATTGGGATGATTCAGTCACTGGCAATGAAAGAATATAATCAAGAAGTATTTGAATCTTTTGGTCTTGTTATTATTGACGAGGTTCACCACATATCAAGTGAAGTATTTTCGCGGACTCTTTTCAAACTTGTGCCGAAATATATGCTTGGTTTATCTGCAACCATGAATCGCAAAGATGGAACTACAAAAGTATTTAAGATGTTTTTGGGAGACATTATATACAAAGGGAAACGAGAAGAAGAACACAAGGTTATTGTTCGGGGGATAAAATATATGTCAACTGATGAAGACTTCAATAAAGTGGTTACTGATTACAGGGGGAATCCAATGTATAGTACCATGATTGTCAAACTGTGTGATTATAATTATCGGTCGGAATTTATATTGCGTGTTTTAAGTGATATGATAAAGGAGAATAGTGAACAGCAAATTATGATTTTGGCACACAATAAATCGTTATTGAAATATTTATATGATGCGATAGAGCATCGTGGTATTGCATCCGTAGGATATTACATTGGAGGAATGAAGGAAGCTGCTTTAAAAGTCAGTGAAACAAAAAAGATAATTATTGCAACATATTCTATGGCTGCAGAAGCACTTGATATAAAGACGTTGACAACTTTGATTATGGCAACTCCTAAAACAGATATTGAACAATCTGTGGGGAGAATTTTGAGAGAAAGACACAGTCAGCCTGTGGTGGTTGATATTATTGATAGACACGATATGTTTCAAAATCAATGGAGGAAAAGGAAAACATTTTATAACAAACAGGGCTATAAAATTATTTATACAACGTCGGTTGATTACAATACTGATTATGAATTATGGGACCAACTTAACGCGAGTGGAAAGAAATGCGTAAAAGATGATTCTGATGAAGAAGACAACAAACAGTTACAAGATAAATGCTTAATTAAAATCAAGAAACAGGTCTAACGTTTTTGGTAAAGAATGGATATGGGTGTAGGATTGGCTAAAGCTGAAAGACTCGGAGGTAAATTGTCTTGGGATGAAAGACCATATTGAACAGTGGAACCTCCGCGACGCTTATGCCCGCTACGCTTATGCACTGTACGCTTATTTCCACGCTTGTGGACACAAGAACTACTGCATTTGTGTGCACGACGACTTTTACCACCCTTTTTAAGATAACGGCTCTTAATTCTATGCTTCATTGTTTTTTTACGATGCATTGATGCTTTTTTTCCCCCAGACATGCTATACATTCTATATATATTTTTAATTTTTTTACGAAGTGTTTTACCAAGGGTTTTACGACTGTTACCAACATGTGTTTTTTTACCTCCCTTCATTGCACAAGGAACTACCCCTCTCACAGCATCAACATTATTTGCCGCTCCTTGTAATCCTCCTCCTGGTATAACTCTGCTACCAAAATTTGCACTATTGTGCATATTGTACACATTTGCTAAACTTGGATTAATATTGCTATTTGGAAACATTTTTCCATAACCTAAAATAGACGCATCAGAACCGGCAGACATAACCTATATATTAAATATATTATTTTTTATAGTTAAAAGCTCTTCTGAGTGTACAATGTGCGATGTTTTTGATATTTCAACCGGCGACCATTTTTTAAAACGGTGATTAAACCTACAAACCATATTGTATTCTTTGTTTAAATCCACAAATTTAGCCACATTTTCACTTTGAAATTCATCTTCATCGTCACTTTCTTCTAATGCATCTAAATTGTCATTTTCTTTAATATTGCGAAACAATTTATTCATGAAAACACTCGTCTTATAATCGGATATATAAGCAGTTGAATAAGGAGCAGTAGAATCTGACGTATATAAAAAATAAATGTCATTTTGGACATCTGCCTTCACTTTAAATATTACATCTTTTTGATTTTTATATTTCTTTGCTTGCGGTAATTCAACATTACTTTTATTATCTCTTGAAAATGTAGATTCTCTTTTGTCGGAATTCAGTATTGCTATTTTTTGCTTTGGCATTTCAAATACAGGACTCTGTAAAGTCATAGTTTCTAATCGTGGTTTCATATATTTTACACATGAAAACGTATCCGTCTTTTTCATCACATATCTATACTGAATGTATTTTACCGGATATGGTAAATTCTGAATTTGTTTAATCAGCCCCATAAAATTTGTATTCATTAATGGCATTCCAAATACTACAAACTTGGAGTTGTATGCAATTTGACTTATTTCACTTTTAAACATAGACGTAAGAATTTCAAGTTTCTTAACAAGAAAATTATCTTTTAAATCAAGTCCTTTATAATATAAAATATCCTCTATTTGAAAATATTTTGCAGATTTATGTATAAACGTAGTTCCATACACGATAGTCCCGTTATCATTGCAGAGGGATTCATCAAATATAGCTAAGTGGGGAAAACAATTATATATTTCTTGTTTTTCATTTACATTCATTAATAAACATACTGGTTTTGATGCAGACAATGTAAACCATGCAATTGTTTTTCTTCCTTCGGGAATAGGAATAACATAGTCTGCATCATAAACTTTATTATGAGTTATGTTTTCATAACAAAGTTTTATATTTTGTGGAAAATCTGTTGGAACCTCAAATTGTTTATTTTGTGCAAATGACACCATTCCTATAAAATAGAATCTGTGGTTATCTTTAAGCCGTTTGTTAATACACTGAAAAATCAATAGATGAATTTGCTCCTAAACCAGAACTTGTATTCTGCATTTTTAAAAAGTCTTTTAGCTCATTTTTCATATTTTCTTTTAAATCCGAAGAGAGAATGTTCTGTTCCTTCAAAGGTGTTTTGTATTCTATATGATTAATTATATTTTGATATTTTTTGTGAGGAGAATTTACTAAATCTTTCACTTTTGGAACAGTAAGAGTATTTTTAAAGAATTGAAAAAGATGATGCAACAAAAGAATAAAAATTAATGAAATGATAGTAATTTGAATAGTCCATGATAACATATACTACAGAAATATTACTTTAATGCAATAAAAAACTCATTGAATTCATCCGTATATTTTGACAATTCTAAAATTGAAATAGAAGGCGTGATAGTAAAATATACATCTGTTGTTTGAAAAGTTTCTTCTATATTTGTAGATGAATCTATAAAGTTTAAGGAGTTTTCTTTCATTATGGAAAGGATATCGTTATTTTTATTTTTTTTATTAAATCCTTTTACTACAAGCTTCACGATAGATGATTTGCGTATTGAATAATTAATTTCTACCATATGATCAGATAAGTGATAAATTGGGATTCTATCAACTGGTTCACTAATTATTTTTGTATAATCTACAATTGCCAAAAAAGGAGAAACTATCTTCATTGGTTTTTGTTCGGAATATTCTTTAATCTTATTAATTGTGTTTGAAGATATTTTATATATACCTTCTTGTGAATAAAGATCAATATATTCTTCCTTTTTAATTAAAAACTTATTCAAATTAACTAATTTATCATTTATTTTTTTTGGATCAATATTTTCTATATATATCTTCATGATAGAATTATTATATTATACTATAAACTATTTAAACTCATTTGCGTGGATATATACAAATGTCTAATGGAATTCAGTTGTCAATCATAATTGTTGAAAAAACTGGAACTTGTAAACTTTTGCAAATTAAAGATTACAAAGAAGAAGATTTATACAAAAAATGTGGGTTCAAATCGGCAACTGATTTTCAAAAACATAATGAGTGGAATATCAAACTTCAACAAGGAAAATTTGTTTTGGCAGTATATGGTAAGACTTCTGGAAGAGCAAATACAGAAAACAAATATGATTTTCCTCCACCTATTGATTCAATGCTATTTTTTGGAAACTGTGCTATTGTTTGTCATATGAAAAACGATGATGGATCACTTGTGTTATGCAACATGACATTGGATTTTTGGAATAAAATATATGAGAAATTGTTTGGTGGGTTTGAAGATTTGAATGCTACTGCACTTGAAGACGAGGAGGAAGAAGATGAACTGGAAAATGTTCCAAAAGAAAAGAAAACCAAGCATGGGTATTTAAAAGATGGGTTTGTTGTTGATACGGATTCTAATGAAGACGATGAAAGTTATGATTCCGACGAGAATGAAGACGATGATGAAGAAGAAACTGAGGATACAGAGGAAACCGATGACGATAAACTCATTATTGAAGATATTGGTTCAGAGTTAAGCGAGGAAGAATACGATTACGATGAATCGGATGACGAAAACGCATAAATAATTTATTCTTAATGTATATTAAGAATGAAGTCGTATAATAAAATTAAAGATAACTACGGTAAAAAAAATTTAGTGTTGTTATCAAACCATGGGAATGAAAAAATAGTTAATATAATTATACATAAGAGACCTGTTTCAAGCCTTACAAATAATTTTGTGCAAATTGTTACTTTTGGAAAATTCAATAAATTGTATAAAGAATATAATGGCGAAGATAAAGTAATGCATGCATCTTTATTCTGTAAAACTGATTGCGACACATACTTTTACTATGAAAAAACAAAGACAGGCATTAATTCCATTGTAGACAAATCTTTAGTAGATATATTTGACCAAGAAGATTCACTTGATAGTTTACATATGAAAGTTACTTTAAATCGTAATCCAACCGTTATGGAACTATTTGAAAATACAAGAAGATTTTTGGGAGATTATAAATATTTTGAATATGAATGCAAAGATAATAATTGCACTGATTTTATAAAAGCAATTCTTAAAAGTAACCATCTTGATTCTGAAGAAAATATAATGTTTGTTAATGAACATATTACTGATATTTACGAAAATGTACCAAATAAAAATATTTTAACAGGATTCACATTTTTAGTTGATAAATGGTATAACACATATAGAAAATTAAAAAGAATGAATGATAAATAAAAATATTAAGACAATGGTGTTTTATCAATTGTGACATTTTTTGCGATGGTTTTAATAATTTTATTATAATTATCTTCGTCTTCTTCCTGTGTATATCCACCCATTGAATTACTAACGATTTTTAAATATTGATCGTTAGTTTTTGAATCCCCGTCTCCGTATTCAGGGTTTATTTTTTTCCATTCGGGTATTTGCTGTATATTTTTATGAGACAATTTTTTAATAACATTTTTTAGTGTGCTTTTCTCTTCAGTATCTTTTTGCCATGTATCCGAGTCTTTGATATACATTATTTCTCTCTTCAAGTCACTACAATGAATCGGTCGTTTAGTAAGTTCCAACTGACGGAGACCATTTACAAATATCTTTGATATACCTTCCGAGAAACCCAACTTACCGACATTTTCAAGATCTTGCAATTGTAATTCCAAAGACTGGATAAAATCCATGATGTTTAAAGCATCTTTGCACGTCTCGTTTAAAAATATGTTCAGATTAAATTTATTATTTACCGTATTATTCATTGTATTATTTGTTATATTGCAATTATTGTATACATTCTCCTTTGCAGATAGTTCCATAATTTGTTTTGTCAATTCTTGATTCTGTTTTACAAGATCCATAACAACACTTGTAACCTGTTTTAAGTCTGGTCCTGAACTCGGACTCGCATCATATATCGTGTCAACTTTGTCGCATTTTTTCTTGTGTTGACATAGAGACGACATATGCTTATAGGACTTACCACATACACAAATAAAGTGCGCTGCATTTTCATTTTCGGCATTTTTTTCGTTAGGATGTATTAGTCGTTTGTGTTTCAGTGTGCCTAAATGGGTTACAAAGTTACTCTGTTTGCTGCATCGGAAGTCACATATATTGCAATAGAAATTTTCGGCATTTTTCGGCATTTTTTTGTTAGTATAAAATACTAATAGAAAAAATGCCTAAATTGGCCGAGTTTTCCAAAATTTTTTTTATCGTAACACTTTTTTCAAAGTGAAAAAAACGTTTACATGAAGTTGGTGACAAGTGAAATTTTTTTTTTTTTCGCCGGTTTTTAAATCGAGTTTTCAATTTTGGACATTTTTTTGTCCATTTTTGAAATCCCTTTTGACTTTTTGGAAAAAAAAATTAAATTTCATCAACCTTCGTTTTTTAAGTATTTCTGGGAAATATATATTATTTTCTCAAATGGGCTTAAAGCTCACACGGTTAAAGTTTCTTTTTGAGATACCTTTCAGCTATCCAAATGGCTATACTTCTGCATGTATGTAATTCTTTCTTTTTTTCTAACTCTTCCAAAAATACTTTTTTTGCGATAAATGATGCAATAACAATATCTTTTTTAGAATTATTTTTATTACGATTTAGGAGTATAAAGTAGAAGGAGTTACATGCATTTTTTTCAGCTTTGTCTTCCAATTCCGAACACAATTTATCCTCTCTTTTTTTAGGTTTATCTTCTCTTTTTTTAGGTTTATCTTCTCTTTTTTTAGGTTTATCTTCTCCTTTTTTAGGTTTATCTTCTCTTTTTTCCTTTTTCTTTTCATCTTCATCTTCATCTTCGTCTTCATCTTTGTCTTCATCTTCGTCTTCATCTTCATCTTTGTCTTCATCATCATCTTCCGTCTCTAAACTTTCTGTTTTGTAATAGTTTTTCCCTTTTTTTCCTTTTTTATTTGCTACCCAGTCTTTTATTATAAATTCTTCCCCATATTTATTTTTTTTATCGGATAAGACAATTTCTTCAATTATCTCTCCTTTTTCATTTTTTTTATCTATAATTATAAATTCTTGGACTTCAATGTCAATTTCTTCTTTATTACCCCCAGTTTGTATATCCGTATTACAATTATTTTTTTTATTTTTTTGTAAAATCACAGCAGTTGTAAGAGCTCCAAAACCAACGCCAAAAAGCAATGCAATAACTGGACGCGTCATTATACAATAACAATATAAAAAAATTGATTTTTATTTAAACATTTATTATGTATAAATAAAATATGTCCACCCGTAAAATTACCGATTCAACATTATTTCGCGAAAATATTAGAAAAAAACTTGGAATTATTTTGAATGACGACAAAAAGGCTTTGAATTTGGAAAAAGGTATATTTAATTATTCATTGAAAGAAGCAAGCTTGCGTAAGGTTGTCAAGAAATGGGATAATGCTTATTTTGTTCATATCTATACTGATCATCTGAGAAGTATTTATAATAATCTAAAAGATAACAGCTACATATTAAATCAAATATCAACGGGAGATTTAAAGCCTCACACAGTTGCATTTATGACTCATCAAGAGATGCGGCCTGATATTTGGGAAACAATGATTCAAGCAAAGATAAAACGAGATAAACACAAGTTTGACACGAATGTTGAGGCTGCAACCGATGTATTCAAATGCAGACGGTGCAAGTCTAATAAAACAACATATTACCAACAGCAGATTCGTAGTGCGGATGAGCCTATGACAACATTTATTACTTGCCTTGATTGCGGAAATCGTTGGAAGCAGAACTAAAACTCCACCTTTTCCACCTTTTCCACCTTTTCCACCTTTAGGAAAGGTGGAGCCAAAGGCATCAAATAGAAAAGGTGGAGCCAAATCTTATTCTTTTTTTGGCTACACCTTTTTCAAAGGTGTATTTGGAAAAAGTTGTGCAAAATCTGAGGATGTCTTTTGGCTTCACTTTAAGGTAGCATTATCCACCGGGAACCCAGGATAAATTTATGGATTTTTCATAAAGATAAAATGTTATGAAATATGATAAGGATTTATCCTGCCCGAAGGGAAGGAGGGGTAAAGAATCCCGCAACGCGGGATTCTGAAGAGCGGGGGAACCTGGGTTCCCCGCTACTTTAAGAAAGGTGGATTAACATGCGATCAGGAAATATCGGACTAACTTTTCGTAAAAAAATTGTATATTTTTTTGCCAATTGATTCTTTATAAATGCACAATTTTCAATAGAATCGTGTGAAAATGTATAAGGACTATTTGCACCTTCCATCCGAGACCAATCCGCCACAGTAGACGAGTCGCATATAACAGAATCCAGTTTATTGGATAATTTTAATATAATTGCAAATATACTTTCATTTGCAATATTTCCCTGACAAATTGTATTTACAAAATTAATATTGTTCCCAAAAAACTTTATACAGGTAAATACGTGATCCCTTGTTAATATAAACCATGGATCATTCATTAAATGATATTCCGTAGAAAATTTATGTAAATTTGCTCGTTTGGTAAAAAGGGGATTCCATGAGATAGGTCCCCATTTCATGATAGATTTTTCTCTCAATTCAAAGAACATTGTTCTAAACTTTTCAGGAGAAATGATAGGAACGCATGATTCTGTTACCATGCAAAACCATGTATTTTGAGTATTATTGTGGAATGCATATGCCATTATATTCATATAAGCGGGAACAACGTGCAAATAATCGGTTTCAGCAGTAAATTTTTTAGGAATGCAATGCTGTTTTATCCATGGAGACATAATCTTGTTTTCATTTTTGTAATGAATATATACATTAATTATATCTTCATTTGGTTTTAACCATTGTCTCCAAATATGTTCTTTGTTTATGACATGGTCATAACTAATTAAAAAACAAATGGCAACCTTCATATAATTACATAATAAATAGTTTCTACACTTTTTACTTAGTACATTTATACATAAGAAAATTTATTTATTTATTAAAATAATATATTGAAAAGAATTTACTATACATCATTATGATGTTTGCGAAATTCCTCTTTTTTTATTTCTTAAGGATAGTATTTGCAACATGTTTGCTTTCTCCTAAAAATTTTATTTCAAAATCATCCACATGTTTTAATGTACAAAATTCTTATCAGGATTTTTCAAAAATAGTCGGAGAGAAAAAAATAATTGCAATATCTCCCGGAGGATATCATGGTTTTTATATGATGGGTATTTCCAATTACATTAAAGAAAATTATGATTTATCCAATTATTTATTTACCGGTGCTTCCGCTGGCGCATGGAATGCTCTTTTTATGACATACAAGGGAGATTCAACTGAGTTAGCATTGAGATTGTTAAGCAATGAAATTATTCATAAAACAAATATAAAAGAAATTATTGCCAATTTGAAAAAGGAGATCTTATTCTCTTATAAAGACAACGATTTTGACATATCCAAATTGTTTATAGGTATAACAAATTTGAATGATTATTATATGCCAGTTGTAAATATATATTCCGAGTTTGAAAATTTAGAGGACGCCATAGATTGTTGCATTGCAAGTTCTCATATACCATTTATAACCGGAAACTTTATTCATAAATATAACAAATTTCTCAGCTTTGATGGACAATTTAGCTCTTATCCTTATCCATATTTAGAAAATAAAGCCAAAGATGTATTTTATATTACACCGTCCATGTGGGAAAAAAGCAAATCCCTTGCATTTTTTGATGATATTCACCATTACGCAAATATGATTAAAAAGGGTAAAACCTTTGATCTAAGTATGATGTATGATAAAGGATATTATGATTCAAAAAAAAATAAAGATAAATTAGATTTATCATTTTTAGGAAAGAATCTCTAAATCTCTTAGATTCCAGTATTCACATGTACCATTCGGTAATGGCCGTCTAATTATAAATGGTACTCGTTTTTGATTTAATTCCATCTCAGCTATAATGCTTCCATCTATAATATTATCTGGAACACGAATAAATGGCGTTGCCCCAGAATTGATTTGTTTAGCCCGCTGTCCAATAATACGAGCTTTTTCGTATTTTGTTAATATAGAAGTTGTTTTATGAAAGGGATCAATTATGTTATTATTGGCGTCGCGAATTACATTTGAAAGAATTGCAATTTCATCATAATTATTGATAGAACATTCTGGATGAAACGTTGAAATATATGTCTCATTCATTTCAGTGTCAAATCTTTGCAAATATGTATCATCATCGTTTTCATCATCCGATTCATCATCGTCTGTAGTTTGTTTTGTTGCTATTCCAACCAATGATTTTATAGGTAAAACAACATTTGATGCAACAGATTCAACGTCCGACTCTTGACCTGGATCTTGATATTCTACCTCATCTTCTTCTACATCATCTTCATCTTCTTCCTCTTCTTCCTCCTCTTCTACATCTGGATCAACCGCATCAATAACAACAACTTCTCCGTCTGATTCTGATACCTGGGTTTCATCATCGTCTTCGTCTGATCCACTGTCACTGAAATACTCATCTTCAACGTCACTCATATTTTATATATATTTTAGAAACATTTAAATTATTATGGTTCAATTTTATTGTTTTAATAAAAAATTTGTCGTCTAAAAATAATTATATCATATTATAATAAATGCATAGTTCATTAATTAGTGTTGCAGCATTTGGTATTATTGGCATTGGAGGAAACGCTTTGTTAAAAAATAGAAATAAAACAAGAAATAAAAGTGACGGATTGCCCAAATGTAATAAAGAAATTGGTTTAGGAGATGCGTATATTTTAGTCCATGCACTAAATAAAGAAATGGTTGAATATAAATCTGGAAATATAAATAAAATTTCTGACGACGAATATAGACAAATTGTTGAAAGATTAAACGAAATTCTTGAAATTTATCCCGAATTATCTATTCATGCTCATAGTTTAAATAATAGAAAACATATAGCTTCTTCATGTAAATTAAGTATAGATGAATCTGAAATGATCTTGAGACAATTAGATACACGCATTACAGATGCAAAGGAAGCATACAATAATGGACATCCTATTTACACCGATGAATACTACAATAGTTTATTGGAAAGATCTGCCAAATTACAAAAAGATCATACCTCTTTAGTTGGAATCGTAAAAGCGTTAAAAACTTATCATGAAGTAGAACTTGATAAGACAATTCTTGAATCAAAACAAAATTCTAAATTAATGTTACGTGCATTAAATGATCAAATAAATACATTGATAGAATTAAATCAACGCGGAGTTAGCTATTTAAGCGATGCTCAATATGACAAAAAGGTTCAACTTGCAAAAGATATTATTGCTGCCTATCCCTCTTTAGATGGTATCGTTGATTCTTTCAATAAATACGATGATTTTAAGAAAACGGATAGTAAAAATAATGATAAGTTGAGCGAGCACGATGTACATTTATTACTTATTCAATTCAATTATGAGATTTCTATGGCTAATAAAAATTATAGTTATGGAATTACAAAAAAACAAATTGGAGATTATAAATTTGATCAAATGGTAGATCGCGCAAAGGAGTTAATTGTATTATATCCTCAATTTCGTGCTTACGTTTCATACCTTTCACCCAATTTTCCTTTTATTGTAAATGGCCACGTAAGCAAGTTTGATGCCAAATATATTATACCATGTCTTGAAAAAAAATTAAACAAATACTCCGATACTTATTTTAATGGAACAAAATTAGTAGGAAATGAATATTTCAATACTATGAAAGAGCATTATGATAATTTAGTTGAAGAATACCCTGAATACAGCAATGGCTTAAAGATAATTGATACATTAAAAGAAAAAAAGATTTCTCAAGCAAATAACTTAAATCTTAACATTCAAGAACAAAACTTTTATTATAATAAGAATAAAGCTATTGTAGAGGATGAAGAATATAATGCTAATAAAAAGAAATTAGCCGAAATAGTAGAAGAATATCCCGAAATAACAGAATCTTTAATCATTTACAAAAGTTTAGATGAGATAGATGCTCATAAAAAATTAATAAGCTTAAACAAATCAATTGAAAACTATAAGGATGCATATTCTAACGGAAAACCAATGATATCTAACAAAAAATATGATGAAACCATCAAACTTGCTGCTGAAATAGAAGAAAGTAACCCTAAATTGCAAGGAACCGTGAAACATTTTGCTGATCAGAAAAATCTGGCAGGTATGCCAGTATATGACCCATGCCCAGACCCAGGGGACCCAAAGTACGAGGAGTGTCTATGCAATGCATCTCATACATGTTAAAGACGATGAATAAATATTACTTCCCATCGTCTGGTTTCCAACATGCATCACATGTGCAACATAAATAAATATATTTCATGTTAACATCATCATACCGAATGTAAATAATCTCCCTCTTTTCATCTTCTGTATTCGTTTTACATTCGGGATTAGGACACAAAACTTTACTCACACGAGGCAACGTGGGATCCAGTTTGGTGTATTCGTTAATAATGTGACTAAATGACTGTTCGCTTTTTTTATTTTCTGTCTTTGAAATGCAAATATTGCTTATATTTAAAATTTTATCTTCGTGTCCACAATTTCTGCAATAGTAAAGTAGTTTATTTGGATTATCTCCGTCTACCTTAATATAGTACATGAATTGACATTCGTTGCAAAAATGCATGGTTTGTAGTATGTATATATTATATTGCCACATCTTTATTTCATTTTTATATGAAACAAAAATGAAATTTTTTGTCGTTATCAGATATAGCGGGGAACCCAGGTTCCCCCGCTCTTCAGAATCCCGCGTTGCGGGATTCCTTAGCCCTCCAGCCCTTCGGGAAGAATAAATCTTTACCATATTTCATAACAGTTTACCTTTATAAAAAAACCGTAAATTTATCCTGGGTTCTCGGTGGATAACGCTAATCAGATATACTCATTTATTTTCTCTCTTATATAGTTTTTCTGAAACTCTGAACTAAATATTTTTCTTGCTATATTCACCGCATTTTTTGATATTTCTTCCGCCTCATTATCATTATTTATGACCCATTCTATTTTCTCTTTCAAATCACTCAAATCATATTTTATAGGTATATAATGCACAAAAGGAGTAATATATGGCATAAACCAACAATCTGCATTGGATATTAAAAATGGAACTGCCCCCGAAGCAAATCCCCACATATGATTAGATGCAATTACATTTCCATCTACAATGAGAAAAATCTTATAGTTATAAAATTCTCTGTGACAAACCTGATTTCCAAAATATTCATTAGGGATATTTTTGCTATGACTCCAAGAGTTTGTTAATTTGGCATCTCCTTTTTCATAGTTATATAATTCTTTTACAAGACGATATCTAACCGAATTATAATAACTACTGATGGAATTAAAATAATCATAACAATCTTGTCCAGAACAAGCCCCTCTCCAATATGCAATTGATTTTCTTTGAGACCAAGGTATTTCAGAACCTTCATTTATAATAAAATCAATTCCGTAAGAAAAAATATTATCATCCAATGGCAAATAAAGATATGAAATGTTTTCTAAAAAACTCTGGGCAAGAGTTCCCACGATTAGTTTTTTTTTATTGTTCTTTGCAATAGTATCATATACTTGAATATCATGATAAGTTATATTTCCGTCTTTTTTTAAACACACAAACATTGTGGTTTTTGATTCCCTCAAACATTCATATACAAAATTTACAATGGAGCCGTTTTTATTTGCTATAGAAAAAAAACCAGCCCACAATACATCATTATGCGCATTTCCATAAATTTTTCCATCTTTTATTATAATTGCAGACATCTTTGTTGTAGATAAATAAAAATATTCTCTAACTTTTTATTTATATTTATTTATATTTTATTTTTATTTACAAATTCATTCCACCGACTATACAACTTTGGATAATTTAATCCGACTGACATATTATAGTAGCCAATTGTTAATTGACATTCGGGTTCATCTTTTTTAGTTTCCAAAAATTTAGATACCTTTTCATAGTTTTTATGAAATTCATCCTTGATAATAGAAGTAAACATTTCAAATTGCGGTAAAAAAACTCCGGATTTCTTTTTGTAAATTTGCATAAGAGAAATTTCAATATTTTTATATTCAATAATTTTTGTATAAGATTCACAATCTTTGTGTTTCTCGGAAACACCAGGTTCATTTACCAATGGGTTCACGCATAAAAGAGTACATAAATGAAGTAAAACAGTTGATATAGTTTGGCACGAACTCCATTGTTCTCCTCTCCAAGTATTTAAAATAGAAATGCACACCTTTCCACATTTATACAGGTTTGGATTAAAACGAATGTTATCTCCATTTGTGCAATATGTAACATATGGAGGTGAATGAGGATAATCTGTTGGGTATTTTATTTCAAATAAATAATATCCACCAAAATAGGGTGTGTCTTCTGGACCTATAATGAGAGCATAGCCTTTTAACATATCTTCATCGTCGTGAACATAATATATTCCATTTGATGTAAGAGGGTTCTTTATAACATCTTTTACATCCCGTAATAAACGTTGAATAGAATCTTTAGATATAATTTTATTTTCAGACATGGTGTCTTGTTACTATATGGTATATAGGAAAACGTTTATATTGGTTTATCATTTTTACATTTATTATAAAAAAAAAATGTATATAGTATACAATGTCAATACAGAATAAATACGAGAGTGTTGATATTAAAAACAAAATTGATGTTTCTGTAGATGAAGGTGATAATATTATTTCAGTAGATGTTTCAGATATAGTCTCATGTTTAGGAACAGGTTCAGGTTCGGGGTCAGGAACAGGAACAGATTCGGGGTCAGGAACAGCAACAGATTCGGGGTCAGGAACAGGGTCCGGAACTGGATCTACGGGATCTCAAGGATCTACAGGAGCAACAGGAGCAACTGGATCTATAGGAGCAACTGGATCTATAGGAGCAACAGGATCTACGGGAGCAACAGGATCTACAGGAGCAACAGGATCTACAGGATCTCAAGGAGCAACTGGATCTACAGGAGCAACAGGATCTACAGGATCTCAAGGAGCAACTGGATCTACAGGAGCAACAGGATCTCAAGGATCTACAGGAGCAACAGGAGCAACAGGAGCAACAGGAGCAACAGGAGCAACAGGAGCAACAGGAGCAACAGGATCTACAGGAGCAACAGGATCTACAGGAGCAACAGGAGCAACTGGAGCAACAGGAGCAACAGGCGCAACAGGATCTACTGGAGCAACAGGAGCAACAGGAGCAACAGGATCTACAGGAGCAACAGGATCTACAGGAGCAACAGGATCTACCGGAGCAACAGGATCTACAGGAGCAACTGGATCTACAGGATCTCAAGGAGCAACTGGATCTACAGGAGCAACTGGATCTACAGGATCTACAGGAGCAACAGGAGCAACTGGATCTACAGGATCTACAGGAGCAACAGGAGCAACTGGATCTACAGGATCTACAGGAGCAACAGGAGCAACTGGAGCAACAGGTGCAACAGGGTCTACTGGTGAAACAGGAGCAACTGGCGAAACTGGATCTACAGGATCAACCGGATCAACAGGATCAACAGGATCAACAGGATCTACTGGATCTACCGATGAAACGGGCTCAAATAGTAATTCGGGTTATTTAATTCTCATAGGAATAACCGTAGCAATTGGTTTATATGGGATTAAATCTTATAATTCTAATAAAAATAAAAAGATATAATTTACAAAGAATATTTTCTCCCTCTTTATATAACAGGCTTTATGTGCCGATTATATCTCCAATACAATATCAATCCTCTAACAAAACAAAGTAAATCTAAAATCATACAATTTTTAGAAACTGGAACTCCAAAAAATCCAGATGGGTTTGGTTTTGCATGGATAAATAAGAATACTAAGAATTGGTGTATTTATAAAAAACCTGTTATTTATACGGAAGACAAATATCTTCAAACAAAAATAGATAAAATTACTAACTCAAATATTGTTATTTCTCATATAAGATCAAATCTTCATCCAGATTTTTTAAAAAATAATCTTTATAATACACATCCATTCTTATACGAAAATCAAATATTTTGTCATAATGGGTCTACTCGGAAAGATGAAGATTTTTCCACTACAAATACAATAAAAGAAAGAATAGACTCAAAATATATACCTTTTATTCAAGGATCAACAACCAGTGAGCTTTTTTTCTATTTATTTTTAACTATAAAGGATAAAATTATTGCATCCAAAAAATACAAGTTGTATGAAGATGTATTGTGTGAAACAGTTCAAGAAATGTTTTACTGTCTTCAAAATGACAAATTAAAGATTTTAGCAAATTTGATTTTTGCAGATGAACATTATATTGTAGTAACAAAATACAAAACTTGTAATTTAATTACAGAACCAATTAAAAGTCTATTTTATGAAAAAACAGAGGAAGGTCTATGCGTTACATCAATTCCAATTTTTCCAAATATGAGAGAATTTCCCGATAATACAATCATGATCATTAATATAAAAACAGGAGAAATACAAGAAACGCCTATTGTTTGCTTTATGATGTACCCGACAAATATTATATCATAGGAAAATTTATGTGTCAACCCATATTTTCAATATTTACAAAAGTATTTACATATTTGACTGCATATTTGTATTGATATTTTATTCCGACAAATTAAAATATCAAAAAAAAACGAAATAGAAAATTATCTTTATTAATAGTATCAATAAAATGTCACATATATCACCATATAAAGATTTATCGGAGTTTCTTGCAAAACACAATGCAAAACAAGATAAAAGTTCTGCAGCAACACACACAAGAATCCCCGATAAAAATCTTTCTATATACGGTGGTTCATATGTAATACCAAAAGAAGACATTCCAACATTTATAGACTTGTATTATGATGCAGTATTTGTAAAAAAGAAGCATGAATACTTGACGGAAAAGCAATTAGAGACAGGCGCACCTTTGTTAGTTGATTTAGACTTCCGCTACAGTTATGATGTAGAAGAACGTCTTCATACGAACGATCATATTACGGATATTATTTTGCTTTATTTAGAGAAACTTAAGGGATTCTTTAGTTTTGAAAAAGACAATGCATTTGATGTTTACGTAATGCACAAGCCGCATGTAAATAGGTTAGAGGACAAATCTTTGACAAAAGATGGAATTCATATTTATTTTGGAATCCAGATGGACCATGTGTTACAGTCCATGTTGAGAGATAAGATTATGGATTGCATTGGCGACGTATTTGAACTCCCGTTAATCAATGATTGGAATAGCGTATTGGATGAAACAATTAGTAAAGGAACAACTAATTGGCAGCTTTATGGGTCAAAGAAACCAAATAATGAAGCCTATGCACTAACACACCATTTCTCAGTAGAATTTGACCCCAAAGACGGCGAGTTTATGATGGATGAGATAAGCGTGAAAGATTTTGACTTTTCAAAGAACTTGATCAGGTTGAGCGCAAGATATGAGCAAAATGTCAAGTTTGAACTCAATCCGTCTATTATTCAAGCATACAATGAAAAGATGCTGAATAAGAATAAAAAGATTAAGAAGCCAATCAGTAAAGCAAAGGTGAAGCTTCTTTGTGATGCAGAGGAAACAATAGACGATGACGAAGTCAACATTTATGAAATAACAAATAAAGATCAGTTGGACCGCGCAGTGAATTCTATTATGAAGAGTTTGAAACCATCTGAATATGGTATCAAGGAAATTCATCAGTACACGCAAATTTTGCCTGAAAAGTATTATGAACCTGGTTCTCATCTCATTAATCGCGAAGTGGCTTTTGCCCTGAAGAATACAGACGATCGTTTGTTTCTATCCTGGGTCCAATTGCGTAGTAAAGCATCGGATTTCACATATGATTCTATTCCAGACTTATACATGAGATGGAAGAAGCATTTTAATGTGAATTGCGAAGGGATTACAAAACGCACCATTATATTTTGGGCAAAGCAAGACGCATACGATGATTATATCAAGGTGAAAAACTCCACGGTTGACCAGTGCATTGAAGACACTATTTATTCTCCAACAGAGTTTGATTTTGCCACGGTGTTGCACTACATGTTTAAGGATCGTTATGTGTGTGCAAGCATTGAGCACAGGCTGTGGTACGTTTTTAGGAATCATCACTGGGAGCGAGATAATGGAATGTCTCTTCGTATGGCAATTTCAAAGGACATGCATAAGGTCTATCAGGATAAGATTGATGAAAATGTGAATGAAATGCAACATTATGATCCAAATGACGATCGTTCTGAGTATTTGAAAAAGAAGAACAAGACACTCAGTGAGATTTCCATCAAGTTTAAGAAGACAAATGAAAAAAATAACATTATGCGTGAGGCGATGGAGATCTTTTATGACTCTCAATTCATAAAGAATATTGATGCAAACAAGTATTTGTTGTGCTTTAGCAATGGTGTCGTTGATTTTAAAAACAAGGTCTTTCGTTCTGGATATCCTCAGGATTATATTACAAAGTCAACCAATATTCCTTATCTTCCATTACAACTGGATAATCCAGAGCATATTACAATTCAGAATGAAATTGTTGATTTTATGGAGAAGCTTTTCCCTCAACCAGCTCTCAACAAATATATGTGGGAGCATTTGGCATCATCTCTTATTGGTGTGAATATTAATCAGACGTTTAACATTTATCGTGGTAGTGGTAAGAATGGAAAGAGTAAACTGACTGAACTTATGACGATGGCACTCGGTGAATATAAGGGCACTGTTCCTATTACATTGGTCACGGAAAAACGCAACTGTATTGGTGGAACTTCGTCGGAGATTATTCAGTTGAAGGGTGTTCGTTATGCAGTCATGCAAGAGCCGTCTAAGGATGCAAAGATTAATGAGGGTGTTATGAAAGAGCTCACCGGTGGAGATCCTCTTCAAGGCCGTGCTCTTTATGCGGAGAGCGAGACGTTCAACCCTCAATTTACACTTGTTGTTTGCACAAACTCTCTATTTGAGATAAATAGCAATGATGATGGTACGTGGCGCCGTATTCGCATTGTAGATTTCTTGTCCAAGTTTATGGCGGACAAGGAAATGGTTCACAGCGAGAAAGCAGATTATGTGTTTCCCGAGGATAAGAACTTGGATCAAAAATTGCCAATTTGGGCGCCATTATTTGCATACATGCTTGTTCAGAAGGCATTTGATACCGAGGGAATTGTCAAGGATTGCGACGAGGTATTGGCTTCATCCAACAAGTACAGACAAGGTCAAGATCACATTTCTGGATTTATTGGGGAGATGGTTGTTAAGACGGATGACAGCAAGGATCGTATTAAGAAGAAGGAACTCAGTGAGCAATTCAAGGTCTGGTTTCAAGACAATCAAGGATTTCGCAAAATGCCAAAGGGTTCAGAGCTATATGAATACATGGACAAGAAGTTTGGAAAATGCAAGACGACGGGTTGGTCGGGTGTGAAAATATTGTATCCAACGGTGGAAGATGAACTCAATGAATTAGATGGTACAGTAGAAGAGGAAACAGAGTTGCCTTTATAAACCAAACATGTTTCATAAATTACAATATAATTTATGAAATTTTTTTACATTTTAACGTACATATTTTTATATACTATTCCTACATTTTGATTCCATTGTTCTCTCAGCCACCTTCCGCCAGAAATTAAAAAACTTGTTGAATAAGGAAAGATTCCAAATAATATAATCAACCCGCCAATTTGTATCCACGACATTTTAGAAAATAAAAAACAAACAACAATAAATGATAAAAATAACACTAAATAAATACGATTCCAGAATTCTTTCCACCAAAATAAATTATTTATACCTTGTTCTTCATAATATGTTTTTCTTTCATTTACTAAAATAATATTTGAATCTTTACTAACAGACTCGGAGAGATGGTCGTGATCTTTAACTACATTCAAATATAATTCAACTGTATTTTTTCCATTGATAAGAGTATTTTGATATGCATCATTATGTTGATCAAGTTTTTGAATATTTTCATTAAACACAGCGGTTAATGTATCTCCTATTTTTGTTGCTTTATCGCTTAATTCTGTTCCTGTAAACCCTTCTTGAACTCTATAGTAGTTTTTAGAATCTAAGAAATTTTCTCTCTCATCTATCTGCTCATAACATTTTTTTTCTAAATATTTCTTTCTAATTGCACTTATAGGATTGGGTGATTCTATAGTAAACAAATTGTTTATCATTTCCATAATTTGTAAATTCTTATATTACCATGCGATAAGAATTTTTACCTTTTCCCATAAAGAAAAGATTCTTTGTATGGCTGGACATTTTGACCAAGTGTTACATCAGGTTTTTGGTGGGTATATGCATATTTTGTTAAACCAGAAAACGGCATGTTCCGAAATGGTTCAACTCCTGGATTTTGAAAAGGAGAAGATGCAAGTGATGTAACAGTATTAATTGTCGGCGAGGTAGCATTTGTTAAACTTGTTACTCCTTGGTTTATGGACGCAGTCGGATCGTTTATAAATTGATCTAAACTGTTTAATGCGGAAGTTCCTGCCTTTGACAAAGGATTTGCATTAGCTGACGAAGAAGCATTAGCTGACGAAGAAGCATTAGCTGACGAAGAAGCATCAGTAGCCACAGGAGCAGAATTAGAAGCAATTGAAGTAGATGAGGCAATGCATTTATTTGCAACATTATCATATGTCATACCAGTGCTGCAACATTGGTCTCCAATGCAAACAATACCATTTGTACCAGTGGACCAAGGATCCTTCGCAGATCCAGTATCACTTGGAGGAGCAGGAGCTTTTGCTTTATTAAAGTACCAATCATATTCTTGATAATTCATAGAATCGCGATTTGTAATAGACAACCAAATGCGAACAACCATTATAGAACCAACAAGACCAATGATAATAACAAGAGGATAATATAAAAATATGGGTAAAACTCCATTTTTTGCTAAAAAGTATAATATAATAATGGGTATTAAAGTAAAGATAATTGTTTTCATCAAGTTACCATGCTCTTTGTATTGCTCGCTATAATATGTATTAATTTCAATTAACCGAAGTTTATTTACTTTCTCTTCTTGGATAGATTCCAGTTGTTTTTTTTTATCATTCAATTGATCTTCCACAATTTGAACAGCAGTATTTTGATCTTTTATTACAACAGACACATTTTCTAAATTCTTCTGGGAAGATTGCATGCTAATATTTAGTTGATCATAAAGATTTACTCGTTGTTGGGTGAGTTGATTAATTTTATCAAGCATATCATTTTTTTTTGTATTACTAATTGTTCCATTTGTAAGACCATTTTCTAAAGTTGAAAATAAATCATGTTCTTTTGTTTGTAAATCTTGAATTTTCTTTAAAATTTCTTTACTATCCATCTAATATACTATCAATATATTTTTTCCACGTGTGTTTCATTAGCGGGGAACCCTCCCCGCTCGCCCCCTCCTGCCCTTCGGGAAGGATAAATCCTTATCATATTTCATAATATTTTATCTTTATGAAAAATCCATAAATTCATCCTGGGTTCCCAGTGGATAATGCTATGTTTCATTAGCGGGGAACCCAGGTTCCCCCGCTCGCCCCCTCCTGCCCTTCGGGAAGGATAAATCCTTATCATATTTCATAATATTTTATCTTTATGAAAAATCCATAAATTCATCCTGGGTTCCCAGTGGATAATGCTATGTTTCATGATATATTATA